CCACGGAAACGAATCTTACGATTTTCTTTAACAGTTTGTTTACGTGTCTCTTTATCACGTACTTTTTCTGTTTGAATGTCGATAAATACAATAAAGTCTGATGAGTTTTTGATGTAATCTCCCGTACGACCAGTTGCCGACATCATGGTTTTATCATATTCAAGACCAGATTTTTCTTTAACAGTTTTATCTTTATCATGAGTAATACCCATCCATCCACCAAAGATACGGTCAAGACGAGCAAATTGACGAGAAAACTCTGCTTCAACAAGTTCATATCCTTTACCGAAAGGAATATCAGCCATTGCATCATATCGTTTACCATCTTTAGTACTTTGTTTACGAAGTACATATTCTTGACATAGACGACCTGCAATATCAACGGTATCAATACCAACATAAACGAATCCTTCGTTGTCTTCCTCTAGTTCATCAATTGTATCAATAAAGTCAGACCACGATTCAATGTCAACTACGTTAATTCCATCAAGAAAGTTATACCCTTTTTCAAACGCAAATAGCAATCCAGTATCGAGACCCCCCTCACGTTTGAGAATTTCATAAAACAAACTACTTTTGCCTGACTTCGGGCGCCCTGCAATTGTGATTTTCATATCTGATAATTTTGTGCTAACTTTGTTTTTTTTAATTCTGTCTTTAATTCCCATTTTTTCTCCTATTTCGTGTTTTTATATGCATTTATTCCAAGGTTTAATTAGAAGGGAAGGTCTGAGTCATCAATGTCTTCCGTAATGTCTGAACCAAAAGCTTCTTTATCAAATTCTTTACTTGCTGATTTACCTTTACCACGAAGTCCACCAAGGTCATCTTCCTCCTCATCTTTTTTAAATTCAGATGTAACCAATTCAGATTGTTCAAGAGCTTTCATAAAGTCATCCTCTGTATATTTTGCAGGTTCATGTTTATCAGTACCCTCAATACTCAACAACGAAATGTAGTTTGTAACTTTACGAGCGTTACCACGCATTTGTGCAAGAAGGTCATCTTCCTCAGCTTCCTCCTCAACTAAAACTGCACGGTTAATAATGTTACCTTCAATTTTAAGAAGTGAGCCAAACTTAACTTTCTTAAATGCACTAGCCATTCCTTGTTTCATTTTAACTTGGGCATCAATTTCTTTGTCAGCTTTTGCTTTATCTTCGTCTGACATTGATTCATAATTAACAAATGGATTGTTCAAATCTTTTTCCCAAGATAATGTATATGATACTGGGAAAGTTTTTTGAGAATAGTTAATAGTTTTACCAGTTACTGTGATATGTTCATCGCCTTTTTGGTAATCTGTATCAAATAAGACAAATTCTTCTGTGAAGTAAGCAGACTCTTTAAAATTAGGACTATCAAAATCAAGTTCACGGTCATACAATAAGATTGATTGAACATCAAAGTTTTGAGTCTGAACTACTGTTCCATTCTTTTCATATTCTCCACGACCTAATGTACCACTAACCATGACTGTCATACCATTTTCAAGTAACTCTTCTGTGAGAGCAACATTATCAAATTTTGTATCATGTACACGTGGTGCATCTTTACCTGCTTCTGTAAGACCAACTGTTGAGTCAAGTGTGATGATTCCATCCTCTTCTAAAATTTCTTTTTGGTCAAGGTAGTCGTCATAACTCATTTTAGAGCTACGTTTAGTTTTGTCTTTTTCTTTAGTGTTCCACAAGTAAACAGTTTCTGGTTCATATCCTGTCATTTGAACATAAACTGTTTGTTGATTAGAAGTTTTTACTCCGAATCGAAGCGAACGCATTTCTTTACCTTTCATTTTTCCTCGTTCGAGGATACGTGAAGTATAGAAATTATCACGCTCTGTTCCAGTAATTTTACCGATGAGACGGAACGTTCCTTTTGTTTGATTCAAGATTTTTTCTTCTGTTTTCTTAGCCATTTCTTTGGACTCCTTTTGTTCTTAGGTTTTATTTTGACAACATAACTATTATATCAAATTAAGATTAACTTGTCAAGTATAATGTTATATTTTTTAAATTATTTTTTTAACTTAAATAATTCATTCACTTCAACATCTAAAATTTCTGATACAGCCATTGCCAATTCTAGCTTCCAATGAACACTTCCGTTGATAACTTTACTAAAAGTTCCTCTTGATAGCTCGATGCCATATTGAGCATAAATAATTTCAAGTATATCTTCTTGTGTAAGTCCTAAGATACGCATTTGTTTCTTAAAATCACCTTTGTTAAAAATTAGCACTGCGTTCAAACTCCTTTCTTAATTATGTTATATTACTATTATATCATAATGTAAAATAAAAGTCAAGAAAAAAGAGATAAAAATATCTCTTTTTTATTCTTAATAGTATTAGTAACTATTGTATTTCGAGAAAGCACACCCAAAGGTATGCTTAATTTACCATTTAGAATGGGTTTGTATTACTAATTGCTACTTGTAATCTATCTAAAGGTTCTCCAAAGATACCTGCAAATCCTGAATCGTCAACTACTGGAGCTAACCAACCTGCACGTTTAGCGGTTTGTGACCGATAATGAGCTTGTTGATATACTTCACCACTAGGCGTGTAGAAATAAGCTTGTACGCCATCAATAGTGTGACCAGCAATACCAGCACATCCATTAACAGTATCATTCTTATTACCATTTGTTACCCAACCGAGCCAACCATCTTCGATAGTATGTACTCGATATTTCAATGCACCATGAGTTACTCGCATATAGAGCAAGTCATGTTTATTACTTGGTAACCCAGCAAAACCATTAGAGCTACTGTTATTGAAGTTAGTGATTTCTCCTAACCAACCTCCACCTTTTTGATGCAACCCATATACTACATTAGTTTGTACCTTTTGAGCAGGTTTGCTTGGTTTTGGTGCTGGCTTAGATGCAGGGGCAGGGGCAGGCTTAGACGCAGGTTTTGGAACTGGAGCTGTTCCACCTACTCCATTAGCCAAGTCATTAGCCAATTGTTGTTTACTAATACCGATACGTGCTAAGTAATCATAAGGGTCTTGGTGGTCTCCCCAAATATTATCAGATACCCATTTATGAGATTTGATACCTTTTCCTCCTCCATCGAGTGTCAATGGGATACCAAATTTATTTGCATATTCACGAATAGCATTAATATAATTAACATAAGATTGTCTTTGTTTTGCAGGGTCTGAATAGTGTGCTAATTCGATTTGGAAAGGTGCACGACTGTTCGCTACATTTCCAGCACCATAAGCAACCCATCCAGCTTCTCCTACTAAATATACTCTATCCCATCCAGCAATTGCATGTGTATATGCATCTTGCCAGTTGTTGTGCATGTAACTTGCTTCGTTATAAGCACTATTGTCTCCTTGGTTATTGTCATTGGCTGTATCATGAATGATAATATACTCATTACTTGTTCTTTGAGATGAACCTTGACCTGCACCAAGCATAAAGGTTTTGTCATAGTTTGTCATTAAAATCTCCTATCTTTTTGTAAAAACTCAACGATTGTTATTTCCCTGTAACATATACTATTATACCATAAAAAAGAAAAAAGAGCAAGCTAATTGATAACTTACTCATCTTTTTCTTAATTTTAATGTAATTTCTGTATTTGGAAAAATATTTTCATGTCCTAGATTATAGAATCGAATATTGCGAGCAAATTCTATTAGTTTCTTATCGACATCACTAGATGCTTTGAGTATTTCAAACCCTACTAAGTCTAAATAATATTGAAGTTCTTGAGGGTCAAATGGTATATATTCAACATCCATAGTCTTTTCTACATAACCTTTTGCAAAAGGTAGAAAATCTGAAAGCTTTAACATTACATCACCATCTATTAATTCTGTGGCTTTGTCAGTTTCTCCAATATCTGTAAGATATTCTGAAAACTCTTTTGGAGAATTATACGATACTATATCATATCTAAAAACTGAGGATGGTTTCATAGAATCTAAAATAATAACAATTCCATCATCTCGTAATAACCCCCAAATTTGAGACATCATTATAATTGTTTTTTCAGCACCCTTTTTTGGATTCTTAGATACGCCTTGGTTTTGATTCAGGGTAAATACTTTATGTAACGCCCTATCAAGAATGATTGTATCAAATAGCCCATCTGAGAATAACTTATTGATATTCGTGATATTATAGTCGAAAACATTATAGAATCCATCATTATATGCATCTTGAACCGCTTTTGAATCAAAGGATACACCAAATAATGTATTATATTCATTATCTAAATCTTTTAAAATCTTAGAATCACTAAATCCTAAAACTAGAATGTTTCCTCTTTTGTACTCTTCTTTTATATTCATTCATTGTCTCCTTCATAGAAGATGTGTAATAACGTATCATCATTAAGTCCTAATTCATTTTTAGAATAGCGTAATACATGATTGTAATCGTTTAAAAAAGAAAAATCATACCAAATTGCTTGTGTTAAGTCATCTTTAACATTATTATTCTCTCTATGTACACCTAATGCGTCCATCCATTCCTCAAAAAGAAATGATGAAAAAAGTTTTTTATTTTTGGTAACTAAAATTCTTCCCTCAGCATATGCTTTGATTGTCTCCTCCATTTTTATTTTAAATGATTTTGAAATAAAATAAGCAACTTCATAAGGTAGAATTTCTCTCTCTAAATCATTGATTTCCTTTATTGTTTTTCTTTTATTATCATTGAGTTTAATTAATACCATTCACTATTTCTCCTGTATCTCTATTAATCCGATATTCAACCAATGAATTTTTATTATAGTTGAAATCTACTGCATAACGCTTAATTGTTTTATCTTGAACAATCTGAGATATGAAAGAATTAGGAAAAACTTTAGGGACTGATTCTATTTCTTCAAACAATGTTGGATTGTCATCAATGATTGTGTCTAACATAAGATTCTCAATATGTTGAATTTTAGAATGGTTTCCAGTCAAAATTAAGTCTGAGTGTGGAATTTGAAATCTATTTATCCAATCCTCTGTAATTATTCTTTGTGATTCTGGACGAGCCGTGATTATATAAACTTTATCATCACTTTTGATAATATTTTTAAATAATGATTCAATCACTTGTGTATTTGGTTCACTCTTTTCAATTACTTCATATCCATAATTTTCCCAGAAGAACTTTTCCTGTTCTTCTGTTACACCAAATGCTTTAGCCAGCTGGAATGATTCCAATTTGTCTGCCGAAATAATATCTTTCTTGAAAACATTTGACATTTTATCAAGAATAACATCTACACGAGTTAGCGTGTTATCCATATCTAGCAATACGTTTGCCATTTAGCACCTCTTTCAATTTTCTTGAACACTCACGGAACTAAAGTACCGTGATTCTCACGAACTAGGTACACTTAGCTTCGGATTTGTTTCCGTGTGCCAGAGGTCGCCTATATGGAGTGAGCTATCCCCGATTGTCGGTCGGTTCTTTAACGATTACAAGTATTTTAAGAAGCTAATCGTTGTGCTTCTTTAAGGATGTTTTGACTTGCATTAAGGTCTCTATCGTGATGAGTACCACATTTAGTGCAAGTCCATTCACGTTCTGAAAGTTTTAAGCCATGATAGACAGCCTCACAATTTCCGCAAGTCTTTGAACTTGGATAGTATGTTCCCACCTTTTGTAAGGTTCTTCCATACCAATCAGCTTTATATTCTAACTGGTTCGTGAACTGTCGCCAGCCTGCTCTTGCAATAGAGCGAGCTAACTTGTGGTTCTTAATCATATTAGATGGTCTTAATGTCTCAATAGCGATGAATTGGTTTTCTTCAATCAACTGTTTTGAAACATGATGTTGAAAATTCTCACGAACATGGCGAACTTTGGCATGAGCTTTTTGTAACTTCGCTTTTTGTTTATAGAAGTTATTTGACTGCTTACCTTTTCCCTTTTGTTTACGTGAGAGTTTACGCTGTTCTTTTATGACTTTGGCTTCCAGCTTTCCAAGAGATTCGGGTAGGTCAATCTTTTCGCCATCTGATGTAATTGCAAAATCTTTAATACCGAGGTCGATACCAACTGAGCTTGTGATTTCAGGTCGTGTTTCAATTTCAACCGTGAATAGGAAAACAATATAGTATTTTTCTCCCTCACGCTTAATCGTCCATTGCGTCATTTTCTCAATCGGGTAGCGAAGTTTATCTCGTTTTCGAATTTTGATGTATCCTAGTTTCTTTGAAAGTTGGTATCTTCCATTTTCACGTATCTTTTTGAGTGGCATTCCATGTCTAAATGATTGAATATAATCATGACGACTATGAAATCTTGGACGATTTTTACCATAATTGGCTTTTTTGAAGTAAGCCGACCGAGCTTTTCCGAAGTCCATGAGCGCATTAGACAGACTATGAGCTGGAACAACACTTGTCTTCAACCATTCATTTTCACGTTTGAGGTCTGTGATTTTAGGATAGGTCAAATCTTTATTTTCTTTTGAATATGTATTAAATACAGCAACTTGACTATTATATGCAAATCTTCTCGCACCAAAACAATCCGTAAAGAACTTCACTTGTTTCTTTGTCGGTTTTAAAGGTATTTTTTGAGCAATTTTTCGTGTGGTCATTATCCTACCTCTTTCTTTCGCTGGTCATCTGTGTATTTTGCGACAACTTGTTCATTCATAGTTCTAATACTCTTAACCGTAGTCAGTACGCTGACTTTGTATATATATATTATATCATATTCTTAAATACTTGTCAATAATAAAGTCATAATTTTTAGTAATTATTTCTTGATAGTAACTTAGAGACTGTAAGTGAAGCACCTTTTATCTCAGCATTAAAATACCGAGTTTTTCGGTGTTATTAATAGATTTCCATATTAGAATCATAGAGACTCATGTCTAGGGTATTGTGCATATCCTCTAATGAGTTCACCCACAATGTAATAATTGTTCGTTTAGTGATACTATACACTAAGACAATAGATTCTCCATTTACAAGCCGATTTCCACGCAAAACGGAGCGTTCTTCGACTAAGTTTACACCATTGTAAATACGTTTGAACTCAATTGGAGTAAAATCTAGTAATGTCTGAGCTAACATAATCTTATAAGTGTTGATATCTCTACCTTTTCGCAATCTTTTATAAAGATTATCAAAAGCATGAGGAATAATGTTTACAGTGCTTACATCTCCATTTACACTACTTTTAATTTTATTTTCCACAATTTTAAGCTCTTGTTCACTCATTTGTGTAAAATGTTTACGGATTTCTTTACGATTTTTGTACATATGTTTCTCTCACTTTCTACAATACTATTATATCAAAAAAGAGATGTTATGTCAACACCTCTAATATTAAATTATGATTACCACCACATTGCAGGAGAAAGAGATGTCCACACTTTCCAAATTTTCTTATTCTTATAATTTCGTCTACCTGTTATGAAGTCATCATCCAATAAATAATCTTTACATAATTCAATGAGATAATTAATTACTTCTAATTGAGTCATTCCATCTAATTCTTCATCATCCCACGTTGTGTGAAATTCTAAATTGACTATTGTTTGAGTTTTATATCGCATCAAGCGTTCATATAATAATTCGACTAATGATGTGTCAAGATTCCATGTTTCCATCATCGAGAAGCCATACTCTTCAATTTCTCCATCTCGATTATAACGTTCGTCATCATACATATAACTCTCACTATCATCTTTGTATAATTCACGTAAATATTTTCTGTTATATTTATTCTGATTCATTTTTCTCCCTCGATTATCCATTTGAAAGTTTCATATACTACATAAGAGAATATTGTTACAAAAAAGACAAATAAACTAACAGTAAATACCACAAGTAGCGTAATTAAAATAGGTTGAGCTATTAAAAGAAAAATGATATTCTTAAAAATATTGTTTCCCATTTCAAATGTTGGATATATTAAGTATGTTCCAAGAAGTAACAAATAAGATATAATTAACATAATTAATCTAGTAATTCTCTTTTTAAACATTTTTTTCCCAATCTAGCAATAACATTCCGTCACGTTTTACCTCTACAATGGTTTCTTCTTTATTCCATTTCGCCAATAAATCTCTAGTATCAAATCCATGAGGTACAATTACCGCATAGCCATTCATTGTTTCATAATGAAATATTTCCCACTTATCACCATTGATTATTTTATGAATATCTTCTTTGAACTCAACTAACTTTTCATAATTTTTGTTATCAAAATCAAATAACCACTTCTTTGTTACAGCACATTCAATAGATTGTGCTAAGCTAACTGATTTAGATGGAATACTTGCTGGGTTCATTTCAGGATGGTCAATTAGATAGTGAATTAATTTATTATTTACTTTCTTTGAGTCACGTTCATTGATTGACATATACCATCTGGAAGTTTCTCCCAGTACACCTTTGTCTACAAAATTGTTAAAGTCTTTAAATAAGTCAAATCTATCTTCAAAAGAATCATATTGTTTGTTTGTTAAAAATGAGTATGACCGTTGTTTGAATCCCTCTACTTCTTTATTATCTTTGTTTCGAGAAATAAATAATACGATTCTTGAATTTTGTTCTTTCATTTTAAACCTCCTAATACTTTACCACATTGTAAACACAAATGTTCATCTACTGCTGTTCTAAGTCCTTGTGCTATATTTTTATTAACCCAAAATTCTTTCTCACATACTGTGCAAGATACTGTTTTATGTTTGATTGTCATTTTTTTCGATTCCTAACTTTTTAGATGATTGACATTTTATATTCTGGACATTTAATAATCTTACGCACGTTTTGCATCCTCTCTTGTTTTGAAAAATTCCCCAGCGAAACCTGTAAAATATTGGTCTTTGATTGAATATACAATCATATGAGAAGCTAAATAAACACGCTTTACTGTGACTTCTTGTATTTGACTAAAAGGGTTTTTAAAAAATACATTCTGACCTTCTAGTTCTTTTAGTTCTGAAATTTTCATTTTGAGTCCTGCCTTTTAAAATTTTGCTTATGAATATATTATATCATATCGTTTTAAAAATGTCAAGGATAAATATTTTTTAGTTTGATTTGAAAAATTCCATATTCAATATTATAAGACGTTTTTAAAATTAGTTTGGTTTCAAAAATTTAAAACACAAAGTAAAAGGGGGTTACTCGATTTAAAAATTTCAATCCCAATTTAAAATCAGTTCCGTTTCAAAAATTCTAATATCAAATAAAATCAGTTTCGTTTCAAAAATTTGAAACACAAATAAATTTAGTTTGGATTCAAAAATTAGAAAATGAAAGTTGCCGTCTCGATTTAAAAATTAGAAACTCAAATTAATTAGCTGATGAAGTGGTGCTCGTTTCAAAAATTTCAAACTCAAAATTTTTCAGTTTGAAATAGAAAATTAGAAAGTCAAATTTTTTCAGTTTAGATTCAAAAATTAGAAACTCAAAATTTTTAAAGTCTGGCTTAATTCTATTATGTATGGTAGGCAAATAATATTTTTAATCTAAAAATACACTATTAATTGTATAATTGCATAACATGTGGATAACTTTTAAAAATTGTGGATAACTTCTTTAAATATGTGGATAACTCTCAAAAATCTGTGGATAACTTTTATAATTTATCTAAATATAAAAATAATTCTGAATCTTTTGTATAATTCATGCTGATTTGTGTGAAAAACTCCACTCTTGCGCTTAGATTTGGGTTTAAATCATAAAAAATTGTCAAAAATCCCCATATATTTATATAAAAAACTCTTTTATGAGTCATTTGGTAAGTCTATTGTCTAAAAATGTACGACTATAAGTTAAAATATACAACAGTAAAATCCTAATTTTACTATGTTAAGTTATCCACAGTTTATTCATGGTTTATTCATAGTTATCCACATGGTGTGGATAAGTCTGTTTTAAATACATGTTTACTTTTCTCATGTGCTTTTATTTAATTTTAATCAGAAAAACCACACATACATTTGATTTGAATACCACTCTATGACACTGCGACCACGCAATGGAATCTTGGTTTGAAACGTATACCAGAGGATTGACTTAGAACATACACACATGACACTTATGTTGAAAAATTCAGACTTTAGTTCCAACACACATCAACATATAAACTTAAGCCATCACCAACCATTATCTCTCTCGCAGTGCAATACGTTAGCATACGCACACAATCGTTACACAGTGTTCAAGACCAAGAGCAAACAGCGTGGTTAAGCCATTTATGAATTTTAAAAACACGCACGTAATGCACACTAAAAATCAAACATCACTATGCACGCTTCAATACTTACCGTTATTATTGTACACACTAACGCACACAAATATTTAAGTACACACTTAGATGCACGTAAGTGATATCAAA